ATAAACAACACAACCCAGCCCTAGCTAAACCAAGTCAAATTAACCCAAAAGTAAATTCGACAAACGTTCAGCAATGGCACTCACATTCCGAAGCCCACTTGAGGAAGTTCTCACCAATTTCAGTTCCACGGAACAGAGCTTAATCTCTAAGACCGCTATAAATCATTACTCCAACTTGGAATCAAGCCTTTTCAACTTTTTCAATTTAAATGTTGATGCTTACTCCAAGGAGAAATTGATCAACAGTGGTATTTACTTAAGCCCCTTTTCCGGCGTTCCGCATTCTCACCCAGTTTGTAAAACATTAGAGAACCATATTTTGTACAGAGTTTTACCGTCTTTAATAGATAGCACTTTCACTTTTGTAGGAATTAAAGAAGCAAAGCTTCAGTTTTTGAGGCAAAGGCACTCACACCTCAACCTTGTACAACTCATTAACAGATATGTCACGAGCGCAGACCGACTCCGCTACCCCTCTGAATTCCACATCACACCTAGCAAGGCAATTGAGGTTTGCGAGAAGTGGGGCCGTTTTGGGAAATCAGATAGCCTGCGAGAGTTGTTGCCTGCATGCATTACGCACAAACCAAGGGCACTCTTTCTGCACGACGAACTTCATTACTGGAACCTCAAGGAATTGAAGGTATTCCTTCTTGCAGTCAAGCCAGAGAAGCTCCTTGGTACCCTTGTATTCCCACCTGAACTTTTACAAGGAGTGCATGAAAGCCTGAATCCCTGGTGCTACACTTTCGAGGTTGATGATAAATGGTTGCATTACTACCCCGATGGCGTGAAGACAGAGGGTTACACCCAACCACGCAATAGTGGCTACCTCTTGAGATTGTCCAAGATACATCTTAGTGACGGGAGCACATATTGTGTTGATTTGGTGTACAGTTGCTATAGTCACCACATCATCGCCTTGACTCTCGGTGATGCTGTGCGCAAGCCATTCAATGCTTTTTCTGGCTTTGACGCAACTACATTTCAGGGGTTGAAGAAGCTAGATCTGCGCGGAATTGGGCCCTGCTTGCCTATCAGCTTCTCCGTTGTCAATCGCATCTACAGGTACCTTAGAACTCTGCAAAAACCAGATTTAGCTTCAGCGATGGCTAAACTCAGCCAGATCCTCCCGGAACCAACCTCATTCCAAATTAAGTTCATTCGGGAGTTTTCAGAGCTAGTGATTAAGACAGAGACATGCAGTAATTTATTTCAGAATAATGTGCTGTTAGACATCAAGAACTTCTTCGCCAGCCAGCTACCCAAAAGACTTGCCGCCACTGTTGACGCCTATAAGATCAGTAGCTTGGATGAATTTTTAGAAAAAATGGAACCATACTCCTTCACCATCAAGCTTGTTGAGGCAACAGCTCTTATGGATATTATATTCAACTTCGATAGAGACATTGAGGGTTTTGAGCATGAGGTTGATATTGTCGCCGAGCTTGAGGCTTTCGCAAACCCCAAGAACCCACATGCTCACAATGCAAAAACCACACCTTACTTTTGTGAGCCATACTGTGATGCAGTTGAATTTTGTGTGCAAAAAATGGCTAAACTTGTGCTAGTGAAAGCCGCGGGGTTATTGTACCACGGAATGCCAGTAATGGGGGGCCATCAAGCACATGATATCTTTCTGGATGTTGCACGGAGGATACCACTTGTGGATTACTGCTGTGGGTTTGGACTCGAGGAGGAGATTAGGCTTGTTTTTATTGAGAAATTCATAGGACTCGTGAGGAAGCACTCCAGGAGTAACGTTCTAGAGATCCCAACTGGTCTAGATTGGTTCATGTTTCCACGGCGTCGCAATGTCTTTTACCTCACGTGCACCCCAGAAGCGATTGTTGCCACTAAACTCATGAGGGGCATGTGGGACAATGTCGTCAATGAACTTGCCGCAAGCAGCGCACTCATCAAGCGCATTGGGATCACACTTAGTGATCGGAACACCCCGGTCGCCCCCCTTGAGGTTGTTTTACCGCCGGCCCCCGAGCCCATAAAGCAGGAGGGGAGCAATGGATCAGTGGGTGTTTCGAATGAGTTAGCCGAGGATGCGATTGCCAACTTTACCCCGCCGGCCTTCATTAGGAACTTTTCGTGCAGTTGTGGCTTAGAAATGCCGATCAGCAGTGTAGTTGGAGGTGATTTTGTCTATTTTGATTTACCTGATGTGTTGCCAGGGAGGCGGGCAGCATGGTTCACAAAAGATGGAAGCACTGCTTACACTTACAAGGGCGGTAAGCATGCGAGCATGGGTTGGGATGAGAGGCTTGATCTACTACTTGAAATACATGGTTTTGAAGGGAGCTTGTTCGACTCCGCATTGGTTCAGGAATATGAGCAGGGTGCCAGAATTGGCTTTCACAGCGATGATGAGTCCATCTTTAAGGTTGGCAGTGAGATTTTAACGATGCAGTTAAAAGGAACAAGCAGGTTTGCCATTCAAGGCAGCAGATGCTATGGCTCTAGTGCCCTGCTTGGTGGCTGCCATTTTACCATGCCTGCTGGGTTTCAGGAGACACACAAGCATTCAGTAGCTGAATGTAGTTCGGGCCGGACCAGTATTACCTTTAGGGTCTTGAAGGGCACAGAACAGCCAAGCGCTCCCCTCCACCCAACCAATGAGAAGGTAGAGCCGGGGGGCGGAGCAGTCAGTTCGAGGTTGGGCGCCCCTGAAGAGTTGTCAGCATTTGATTATCAAATTGGCCCCGTGAGGGTGGAGAATGTTGGAGGGCCCCGGGCTGGCAGTTACACTCTAACCGACGTGCCAGGGGACGGTAGCTGTTTCTTCCATGCTGTTGGGTTGTCTTTCAATCTGACTGGGTTGGCCCTTAGGAGGGCGCTTCTCGATGCAGCCCCTGAGATTGGAGGGATGTTCCCTGCTGAAGCGTTTGCGGAGCTCAGAGGTGGGGGTGCCGTATCCGATGTTTGTGTCTGCTATGTCGCGCATGCACTTAAGAGTTCCATTGCTGTTATCTCGCACCATGAGGGGTGCATGCGTGTCTTTTGCCCCGACAACTGGGAGAACAAGATTGATTTGTTGCACAAAGATGGGCATTACAATGTTGTAAATTATAAGAATGACTGCGCCCTTTTAGCTGTAGCGGAGACACTTGGGCGAACCAAGAGGGAGGTTACAGAGGTTGTGTGTAAGGCTAAGCATGGGGGTTTGCTTCGCTCCATGCGAACTGGTGAGGGATTGAAGGTCGAACTTCTTGGTGAGCTTTTCAAAATTTTCTCTATCAAGGCTTTGGTCAAGTGTAATGGTCAATTGCACCGGCTAAATCCAGAGGGGAAGATTCTCGGGCACTACAGGTTGGAAGATGGTCATATACAAGTTGACAAAGGCCTCATCAAACAATTGGGGTCGGCCCCTGTTAAGGTCATTGAGCACCCGGTGCATGGTAGTGGTATGGTTTTGATTGCAGCAGTTGCAACTCAACTCTCTTTTGAGATCAACGCAGAAATCGGCGACAAATTAGCTGAGTGTTTAGTTTCTGGGAGAACTGGGGTCATAAGTTCGCAGTTGTTCAATGGGCGACAGAAGTTAACCATACCCGCGGGGTCAGACGGCAAGAGTAGAGCTGTGAATCTCATCACAGGGGTCTTTGGCTGCGGTAAGAGCACGCTTATGAAGAGGAGTTTTGAGAGTGGACTTGGATCAAAGTGCTATTTTGTCACTCCGCGTAGGAGCCTCGCCGACATCTTCTCTGATGAATTAACTTCAGGGAGGATCAAAACGAAAACCACCGTGGTCGTGCAGACTTATGAGAAGTTCTTACGAATGCTGGAATCGGTGGAACCTCGAGACGTTGTGATTTTTGATGAGATGCAGCTATTCCCGCACGGGTACTTTGACCTCACATTTTCAATCATGAGTCAAGAAGTGCCCACAGTGTGCCTGGGTGACCTGTGCCAAAGTGATTACGATTGCGCAACCGACAGAAGCGAACTCGGTTGTTACCAGTCGGACATGCAGAGACTGCTCCAATCTGCTAAGTACACATACTACACAAGGAGTCACAGATTTCAAAACAGCAACTTTGCAGGACGACTTCCATGCCAATTCCAGCCCGAGTACTTCACCAATCATGAGGATTTTACCATATTGCACGGGTTTGAATCCTTAAATGATATTGCGGGCCTTGATTGCATTCTGGTCTCAAGTTTTAACGAGAAAACTGCTGTTAAAGCATTGACCTTCGGCCGGGTTAGTGTACAGACTTTTGGCGAAAGCACTGGTTTAACCTTCAATTCAGGGGCGATTTTTATATCTGAAGTTTCAAAGCTTGCAAGTGAGCAACGATGGCTGACAGCCTTGAGTCGATTTCGCATGAACTTGACCTTCGTTTCTGACCTGGGGTGTGACAGTTCTATGCTAGCCGAGGTCTTTTCAGGTAGAGTGCTCGGGCGTTTTCTTAGTGGAAAAGCCAATGTTTGCGACTTACGGGGGTTGCTTGCAGGGTCACCAGATTTACAGGAGGACTTCCCCACCACTGTAGGTAAGAACCAAGGACTTGTGGAGGAGAAGGTCGTTGGTGATCCATGGCTGAAGGCCATGCTTTTCTTGGGGCAGGAAACTGATGAGCAAGAAGTGGCCCCTGAAGTTGCTGAAGTTGCACTTGAGGTTTTTAAAACACACGCACCCCGCTGCGAACTTGAGGGTGTCAGAGCTAGATGGCATGAGAAGATTCAGGCGAAGGAGTTTAGAGAGAAGAGGATGGGCTACCTCGTCAGCGAGCAATTCACAGATGAGCATAGCAAGAACAATGGAAAGAAGTTGACAAACGCGGCTGAACGTTTTGAAACGATATACCCCAAGCATAAGAACAGTGACACTGTCACTTTCATCATGGGTGCACGCAAGAGGCTGCGTTTCTCAAAACCTTTAGTAGAAGCTAGAAAGCTACAGGATGCGAAAGTGTATGGGGAATTCATGCTCCAGAATTTCCCCAAGTATGTGCCACTCCGCAAACAGCACAACAAGGGGTTCATGGACAAGGCACTTAGAGATTTTGAGAGTAAGAAGGTCAGCAAGAGTGCTGCCATTATTGCTAACCATGCCGGAAGATCGTGCAGGGATTGGTTGGCAGATGTTGGCCTGGTTTTTATGAAGTCCCAACATTGCACAAAGTTCGACAACAGATTCAGAGATGCCAAAGCGGCACAGTCAATCGTGTGCTTCCAACATGCCGTGTTATGTAGGTTCGCGCCTTACATGAGATACATTGAAATGAAGTTACAGGAGGTGCTTCCGAGTAATTTCTATGTTCATAGCGGAAAAGGGCTAGATGAGCTGAGCGAGTGGGTCAAGAAAGGGAAGTTCGAAGGAATATGCACCGAGTCGGACTATGAGGCATTCGATGCTTCTCAGGATCAATATATTATGGCTTTTGAGCTCAAGGTTATGGAATATCTGGGGATTCCGAAAGACTTGATTGCAGACTATGTCTATATTAAGACTCACCTGGGCTCAAAGTTGGGCAATTTTGCAATCATGAGGTACTCAGGTGAAGCGAGCACCTTTTTGTTCAACACCATGGCTAATATGCTTTTCACTTTTTTGAGGTATGATGTGAAGGGCAATGAGTTCATCTGCTTCGCTGGTGATGACATGTGTGCAAATACCAAACTAAGGAAAGTCGACACTCATGAATCTTTCCTTTCCAAGTTGAAACTCAAAGCTAAAGTTGGTTTTGTCAACAAGCCCACCTTTTGCGGCTGGAATCTGTGCTCTGATGGCATATACAAAAAGCCACAGCTTGTTTTGGAGCGCTTATGCATTGCAAAGGAGACGAATAATCTCACAAGTTGTATTGACAACTACGCCATCGAAGTGAGCTACGCATATCGAATGAGTGAGAAGGCGACAATGCGCATGTCTGAGGAGGAACTCGATAGCCACTACAACTGCCTACGGATAATTATTAAGAACAAGCATCTGATGAAGTCCGAGGCGGCAAATATCTTTAAGGCTAGTGATGTTGGCTTAGGTATCTGAGCCTTTATGTTTGAATAGTATATGGATTTTGTTTGTACAGTGCTGCAAGAGTTTGGTTTTAGTAGCGTTTCAGTAAAGTTTGGTAGACCAATAGTAGTTAACTGTGTTCCAGGTTCCGGGAAGAGCCACTGTATTAGAACCATCTTAGGTCGAGATAGTCGTTTCGTTGCTGCCACCTTTGGGAAAGCAGACCCGATTAATGTTCACTGCAGGCGGATAGCTTCAACCTCTGAAATTGAAGGTTTGGACTCAAAGTACATCATCATCGACGAGTATCAACTTGGTAGTTGGGAGGCATTTGACCCCATTGCCATTTTTGGCGACCCCTGCCAAGGCACTGCACCGTGTATCCCACCTCAATTCATCTCAACTAAGACAAGGAGGTTCGGTTATAACACGTGTGGGTTACTCCAGAAATTCGGGTTTTCAATTGAGAGTGATCAGGAGGACGAGGTTGTGATACAATCATCCGCCGTTGGCGAGGTTGAGGGTGAGGTACTTGCGTGTGGACCTGAGGCTGAATTGATTCTTACCTGGTACGGCTACCCATACAAGAAGTACTGTGAAGTTCGTGGGTCCACATTTGAGGTTGTAACCCTGGTTACAGATTTCTCAACAATTCCTGAAGAACTTCGGGTTGAACTTTACACCTGTCTTACTCGACATCGGCGCAAGCTGATTATCATCAACGGTGATGCCACTTTTGCCCCCGCCGGACAACACTAAAAGCATACTTGCGATTGCGACTGGGGCTGGATTGGCCTTGGTGCTGTACACGTTAACAAGGAGCACATTACCGCAAGTTGGGGATAATATTCACTCTTTGCCACACGGCGGATTTTATAAGGACGGCACAAAAACAATTTCATACTGCTCGCCAAGCAAGACATTCCCAGGCTCCATTCTTGCTGTGACTGGCAATTTGTGGCCATTTGTTGCAGTGGTTGTTCTTACTTGCTTAATACTTCTGACCAATCGGAAAGAGATGCGCTGCACAAGATGCTTACAGACCCACAGTTGATCAAGTTGGCCATTCTCGCAGCTGCCGTCACCTTTGCTGCTCTTTTGCTCTCGAACGGCTGGGGAAGCACATGCAACTGTGTAGTACACATTAGTGGAGAATCAGTTCGCATTACTGGTTGCGAATTTACCAAGGATTTCATCGGGTATGCAAAGACACTAAGAGTGGCCAACAACAAGGAATAGGCCAAGGGAGGAATTTGGGGTTTGCTTTAGGTTGACAGCAACTATTTGATATATTGAAGCTTAGTCGAGATGAGTGGCAAACAAGCACCGTCACCAAGCGATGAGGAAAAACGCAAAGCAGAGGAGGATGCTAGAGCTAGAGCCGCAGAGGCTGAGAGGCAGAACAGAGCACCGCCAGAGAGGGGTGGATCATCCGAAGCAAATGCGGTGAACGATGTGGACCTTTCACAGATGGAAAATCAAGTCGAGGAGGCAAAAAGGTTGCTGCAGCGCTTCCACAATCTAGTTAAATTCGAAACAAGCAACCTGAATGCTGGAACACTCAAGAATGGGGGTTTCGAAAAAGGGAGGCCAAAGGCTGTGCTTTCTGACGCGCTTAAGGGTGACACTTCGGATGTGTTCACACGCCCTTCACTTGACGCTTTGCACGCCATGAACTTCAAGTCAGAGGCCTTGGACATCATCACTGCACAGGAGCAGGCTACAATTATGGCCAAATTGGTTGGTTTGGGTGTGCCACCGCAAAGCGCAGCCCCACTCTGCTGGAGCATTGCAAGATACTGCGCTGACACGAGCTCATCTGCCTTCGCAGATCCAAAGGGCACTTTTGAGTTTCAGGGTGGGGCAATAATGCGTGATGCAGTTTATGCGGTAATCCGTGAAGTTAGCACATTGCGGGCCTTTTGCCGAGCATTTGCGCCGATAACATGGAACGCGATGATCACGGCTGGCAAACCACCAGCTAACTGGGCGGCAAAAGGCTATACTGAGGAGACAAAGTACGCAGCATTTGACGTCTTTGAGTACGTAACGAATCCTGCCGCTATTCAACCACTGGAGGGGCTTTTGCGGAGACCGACGTTGACTGAGATGATTGCCCATGAAACTAACAAACGTCTTGCACTTGATCGGAATCGTCGCAATGCTAGATTTGCTTCTACGAGCAGCTTGGTCACTGGGGGAATGCTGGGTAAAGACATCAAAACTAGCTTCAATGGTTCAAACAACTCAGATTGATATGGAAGACCTGGAGTTTACTTTGTGTGTGTGTAAAATAAAGCTCTCAGAGCTCGGTTTGCCTACTAGTGTGTGCCACTATATATTAGATCCGCTTGTGGCAGCGGTGAGGACCTGTCTGCGCCAAGAAAAACAAAGACAGAATGCTCCTTTCAACGGAGTTTCTCGTTCTAGTGCTAAGCGTCGAGCTAAGTACTTGGATCGCTGTATCAAGTGTGGAAAGTTTTCCCACACTGGACCTTGTCCAAGGAATCAGACAATCAGCAATGCAGAAATTGTGCACCTCATATATAACGGTACGACTAGGTTTCTTGCCGAAAAACCGCAGTATAGGAGGGGTTCATTTGCGCAAATGTTGGCTGATCGACTTCTTGAGAGGTCAAATTTGTCTTTATAGTTTGGTTAGCTATTTGGGTGTGATTTAACCAGTCCAAGCTACTTAAGCTTAAGGTTCCAACCTAATGAGAACTGGTTTCTGTTTTAATATATTTTTATGG